TGCGCGCCAACCAATCGAGCGCGGTCGCCAACTTCTGCGTGATGCCGGTCGACTCATCGACCTTGGCGATCCACTGGGCAAACGCATTCTTGAGGCGCTCGAACGCCGTGCCGACCGTTACCGGTAGCTGCGCGTATTCCGCGGCGAGCTTGTCCTTCTGCGACATCAGCGCGTTGACGACAACGTCTGCTGTCAGTTGCCCCTGCTCGGCCAGCTTGCGCAGGCGACCGATCGGCACGTTCAGGCCATCGGCCAGCGCCTGCGCGAGGCGCGGCGAGTTCTCGACCACGGAGTTGAACTCTTCGCCACGCAGCACACCCGACGCCAGCGCCTGACCGAACTGCAGCAACGACGACTGCGCCTCCGACGCCGAGGCGCCGGAGATCTTGAGCGCCTGGCTGATCGACTCGGTCAGCGACAACGCCGTCTTCTGCTCGCCGCCCAGTTGTCGAACGGCCTGCTGCAACTTGCCGTACAGCGTCGACACCTCGGCGAGCGGCACGCCGATGCGCTGCGCAATGGCGAAGAGTTCGCCCTGCGCGATCACGAACTCGCGCTGGCCAGCGGTCGCGAGCTTCAAGCGTGCCACCATCAGGTTCCATTGGTCGGCAACCTGCACCAGTTGCGTAACCTGCTGCGTGGCCCAGGACACGCCGACGAACGCCAGCAACTGCGTCTTTGCACGAGTCAGCTGATCGCCGAGCGCCGCGGTTCCCGCCTTGAGCTCCGCCATCCCCTGCGCAGCCTTCGCGCCCGCAGTCTTCGCGGTCGCCGACATCTCATTGAACGAGCGTTCGGCCGAAGAAATTGCACGTTTGAGGCCCTCATCCGCGCCCTCCAGGGCGACGAGGAGGGAGATGCGGTTGGGCATAAAGGCGTTGGCCGTCTACGGTTGTTGCGATGGACGTGAGTGATGAAAGCGACCACCACGGCGAACGCGGCAATGAATGGCCTCGTCTTGTAACTTCGATTGCATCTTCGCTCTTGCTTTTGTGCAACCATTGCACAACACTAGAGGTATGCCAACGATCCATCGCCTTGCAAGCATGACCATCCGGGTGAACGTGCCGGACCATCGCCCGGCCCATGTCCACATCGTGCTGGCAGATCGCCGGGACGCGCTGGTGTACCTCGGCACATTGGAAGTGGTGAGCCGCACGGTACGCGTTGCCGAGATCGCTGAGGCACTGGCTTGGATCGCAGAGAACCGAGAGGCTGCCCGCAAGGTGTTTGAGGAGTGCAACCCATGATTCACGACCCGCAGCACACCCTTATCGAGACCAGCGTGACCGGGCCGAATGGCCTGCGGCTGCGCTTCGCTGATGGCGAGGTCTTCGAGGTTGATCTGGCCGCAGTCATTCGAACTCACCCAGCGCTCGCAGCGCTGTCCGACCCAGCCGTGTTCGCTGGTGCGAGCGTCGACGCACGCGGCGGCTACGTGGTGTGGGTGCCGGATGATCTGGAGATCGCCGCCGACAACCTGCGCAATATCGCGGTTGAGCAGGCAGGTGGCATCGGCCACGAACGCCTGCTCAACTGGATGGCGCAACACGGGCTGACCCAAGCACGCGCGGCCGATGCCATCGGCATTTCGCGGCGCATGCTCAACTACTATCTCTCGGGCGCCAAACCGATCCCGAAGACGGTATGGCTGGCGTGCCTCGGTTGGGCTTCCAGCGCGGCGGCGTAGTGCTTCGCCCGAGCGCGTCGGCTTTCGAGATCGGACGATTCACCCAAGCCGGCCAAGCTCACGCTCAATCGCCGCAGACATCGCCGGCACCTGCCTCGCAATTACCGCATACACATCAAGCCGCTTTTTGATGGTCACTCGCGGCACTAGCACGGCGATTGGTACGTCGGCGCCGCGCTTGAGTCGCCCGCCGCCGGTCGCGCGTCGATGACGGCGTTTGTATGGCGCGAGCGTGCGGTCGTACTCGCGCTGGTTCTCGGCCATCAGCACCAGGTTTCCCCGGGCATTGCGGATGAAGTAGGCGTTGCCGCCGCGCATCAGCGCGGTGACGTGCGCTTTGAAGGCTTTGCGTCCGACGCGCGCGTAGAGTGGGATCAGCAGCTTGCCCTGGATGGTGCCACCGGACTCGTGGATGCCGATCCACGGAATGCGCGCGCCGATGTGCAGCGCTGGCAAGCGGCGAGTGTCCCGATCAATGACCTTGGCCGTAAAGCTGCGCGGGAAGGAGCGACGCACGACCTTGAGCTTGTTCGCGACGTGGCTTTGCACTTCGGCTTTGATCGCCGGCGCCTCGGCACGCATGGCGGTACCGACCGCCTTGCGCACCTTCTCGCGCAGCTCGCCACCCCATTTCCTCAACTTGGCGCTCGCCGCGGCGCTGTCGAGCTTGATCTTGATGCGCATGGGTCAGCCCAGGTCGGCCTGCTTGCGTAGCGTGTCCTCCAGCCGTTCAATGGTCTTTGACTCGCCGCGGGTGCCGAGGAGAACGAGATTCAGCAGGCGCAACTCGCGCGTGGCCTCCGCCCGATCAATAGCCCGTAGAAACCCGCGCAGCTGGCCGAGCGTCATCTGCAGGATCTCGTCGAACCCATGCCCGCCCGCGATCAGGCGTTGGGCGGCGTCGAACCAGCAGTCCCGCTGGCTGCCGCGAGGGTCCTGGCGCTGTCGAACAGCGTCTCGATCCGTGGGATCACCCGTCGGGCGAAAAAATCCGCGTTGACCTCGACCACTTTCGCAGCCAGCAGCAAGGCGTCATCAGGCGCGAGTCCGTCAACCCATGCGCGCGTCTTGCCACTGCCGATGGCGACCGCATCGAGCAGCGAATCGCCATGCTCGGCGAGCAGTTGCAGCCAATCGATCGGATCGCGCTGCAGGTGGCCGGCGAGGCCGCCGACTGCCCGCAGCATCGCCGGCAGCTGGCCGACCTTGATCGGATAGAGGATGACCGTATCGCTGGCCACCGACACCTTGGTGCCCTGCGGGATCAGTCGTTCAAGCTCATCGATCGGTGTGCTCATGGTCGGGCCTAGATCTGAACGATTTTGCCGAACTGCCCGAGCACCGCATCAACCGGCTTGGTGTTGTCCGCCAGCAGAGAGCCCTCGAGTTCGAACTTGTTGTACTCGTCAGAGATCAGGTTCAGCTCCTTCAGCGGGTCGAACGCCACCCGATAGAGTTCAACCAGCACCTTGGCGTTGCCCTGCGCGGTGTTGAGGCCCTCCAGGCGCAAGAAGCGCTCGGGCAGTGGCTGCGTGAAGATGCCGATTTCGGTGGTCACGCCGAACCCGTAGCTGGCCTTCAGCGGAGCTGTGAACGGCACAGGCGTCGCGGCGCCGTCATCCAGCCGCAGCAGTTGGACCGCGCCGAAGTCGAGATCGGCGGTGTAGTCCGTGCCGAGCACCAGCGTCTTCGCCGGTGTTGCGCTGTCCTTGAGCACGAGGGTCGACACCTTGGGATGGGCCAGCAGGTAGCGATGGCCAACAGCCAGCGGAGCGCCGATCGGCTCGACCTGCACGGTGCCGCTCTGCGTGTCGATGTGGTTGCCGTAGAGCGCCAGGGACAGGTTCTCCTTGGTGAACTCCTCGATGGTCAGCATGATCGTCGCCGACTTCTGCTTGACCATGCGGTGATCGAGCGTGCGCTGGCCGGTCTGCGATTCGAAGTGCTCGAGCACATCGGTCTTCAGCGACAACTTGAGTTCGGCGACGTTGCCGGGCGAGCGCACTTCGATCGGGTTGCCGGCCGCGTCGCGCCGGCCAAGGTAAACGCGGCCCTGGAATGAGGCATAAGTGGACATGAGGACTCCTGCCATCGGCGCGAAGCCGATGGATCTTTGGGGTTGGAGATAAGTGGCTCAGCCGAGCTGCGAGAGATCGCAGCTCAGCGTTCGGTAGGTGATGCGGTAGCGCTGCGGGATGGCCGCCGCGGTGGCGTCGGCGTCTTCGATATCGAACTCGGCGTCGATCTCCCGGACTCCGAGCGCCAGGCCGGCCAGGTTCACATCCAGCATCACCGCGGCATGCGCAGCGGTGAGCAGTTCGTCGGCCTCCGTCTCCGCGACCAGCGGCGGGATCGCCCGGGCCAGTGCAGTGATGCGGACCGTGAGTTCGCGCGTCACCCGGTCATTGGCGCGCTCGGTGATTTGATCGGTTTCCGGAAACAGCACCAGCGCCGGACAGTGCTCGCGCTCGATGGCCACCGTGGGGGACCGATGGACGCTGGCGTCATGCGCGGCGGCCACCACTCCAAGCACGCCCGCCAGGCGCTGAAGGATCTGCTCGCGGATCGAGTTCACAGCGGATCACAGGCGCGTGAGCTTGGTGCGCAACTCGGCGCCGTCGCCGACCGCTCGGATCTCGCGCACCTGGTAGCGCTGGCCCTCCAGTTCGACGGTCTCGCCGGCCTTGAGGCCGAGGAAGATCGTGCTCGGGTAGCTGATGGTGGTCTCCTTGCTACGGCTCAAGTTCTCGAGAATCGAGTCATCGGGCGCGCGCAAGCCGACATGATGGACCAGCGGCATGTCGGGCGGGTTGCGCAGCCAGGTGCAGCGCTTGAGCAGACCCGCGTTGGCGGCGGACGCATAGACGCGACCGACCAGATCGAGAGGTGGCGTGAGCTCGTTCATGCGGTCAGCTTCACCAGTACGCCGGGGCGGTGACACATCGGCAGCGGATTGCTCTGCGTGTGCAGATCAGTACCGCGCTCGAACTTGCGTGGCTCCTGCTTGGCATAGAGCGGCTGGCCGAGCGTGTTCACCGTCTCATTGAAGTCGGCCGGCGCCACATAGGTGGCAAAGGTGTCGACCGTGCCGAGCGGGAAGCAGTGCGCTTCGCCGGCGGCGATGAAGCGCCGCGTGCGGCCCTCGACGTCGGTGGCCTGACCACGGTATTCCTCGAAGGTCAGCCCGCCGAAGGTGAAGCCGGAGCGCAGGTCCTGGACCAGTCCCGCGCCCTGCTGCCAGTTCTCGAAGGCCTTCTGCACCTTGTCGTGGCCGGTGAACGCGTCGAAGAACTCGGGGCTGCAGAGCACGTGGGCGCCGGTCATGATCTCGCCACGCAGGCTGTCCTCGATGTGCCGCAGCACATCGGCGCACTTGGCCTTGATGTTCGTGGTCGGCGTGGTGAGGGCGAAGCTGATCACCTTGGGCGTGATGTCGAACTCGGCGTAGAGGTCGTAGAGCTCCGACCCATCGGAGTCCAGAATCACGCCCTTCAAGGCGCCCATGCGCAGATGCTCCAGCGTGATCGCATGCTTGCTGCGCATGGTCTCCAGGTGCTGCGCGATCACGTTGGCGACGGTCTCCAGTTCGGTCTCCGACCCGAATCCGCGAATGCCGTTGACCTCCTCAGGCAGCACCACGTCATCGTGCGGAATGTGCGGCACGACGAACGAGCGCATCTTGCGCTTGCCACGCACGCCCACGGTGCCCGGTGAGCCGGGCGGCAGCGTCGGCAATAGCGCCAGGACGCCGTTACGCTCCTCGACCAGCACCTGGCGAAAGCGCACCGATTTCTCCGGCATCAGCCGCAGGGCTTCCAGCTTGCCGTAGCGATTCGGGATCTGGTTGATGGCCGCCGTGAGGTTGGCCATCGAGAACGCGGGGTTGTGAAAAGGGTTCTGCATCTCAGACTCCAGTTCGGACCAGTACGCCGAGCGCGCGCAGTTGCGCCATCGCGGTGGCTTTCTGTTCAGGGGTGATGGCGGCGGGCCACTGCAGCGCGCGGTCGGACACGATCGCGTGGCGACAGACCATCAGTGCATCGCGCTCGGCCAGGGTGGCGTCGGCGTCGACGATGAGCACGCCGATCGCGACCTTGGTGCTGTCGCTGGCGGCGGGGGCGAGGGCCTTGATGGTCCCGGTCGGGGTGAACGCGACCACCGCGCCGAGGCGTAGGTTGGATCCGGCGGCCACGGTGACCGTGTCACGCGAGTACGACTGCGGCGCTTCGAACTTGAGCAGATCGCCCAGGTTCTGACTTTCGAGGATGGCGGGCATGGGTCAGCCTTTGCGCAGTTTGGCGACTGCAGCGAGTACGGGGTTGTGGGTGGGCGAGGCGGCAGCGGCCGCGGGATCCGAAGGCGTGGCGCTCGTCCGATGACCCATCGGCGGCAACAGCGAGCCGATCTCGGGGCCTGCGGCCAGTTCC